ACTTCAATTGCCTAGCAGGTATGACAATTTCAGACGAACAAAGGGGGGTAAGATATATTTCAAAACAGTTATCCCCACTGCCATTGGTATCATCTGGGGACATCCGAAAGGTAAGGCACCTGCAACCTGGGTACCGCAGGCTTTACGGTTTCCTAAGGATAAATATACGGTTGCACAGGCTAAGAAATTCTTAACTGATAACAAGATTGCATACATTAAGTTTGAGCCGGCAAAGAAAGAGGCGAAAAAGAAGAAAGAGGAGAAGCAGTATAGCTGCGAATGTATCGAGTGCGGCCATAAGCTGACTACGGATAGCCACTGCAAAGATGTCAAATGTCCTAAATGCGGGGGAACAATGAGGAGGGCTGAGAGGCCGGGGGTTGGGGAAATAAGCAAGATAACATTGAAAATATTAAAATCTGATGAGAAGGAATATATTGCCGGCGGAATTGTAACGGCTTGTGAAAAAACAGACTCCCAGGGTGACATCGTTTCAAAAGAAGAGATATGGAAGGGCATGAAAAGCTGGATGTTAAATGGCGGCAAGGTAAAATTGATGCACAAGGGGAAAGAATTAGACATTCCTGTTATTGAGAACTTTCAAGCGGATGTAAAGACTTACAAGGGCGGAACCGGTGAAGATAATGCTATAAATAAAGGTGATTGGTACATTTCTCTTTATCTAGGCAAGTCGAAAGGGACTAAAGAAATATTTGAGAAAATGGCAAATGGTGAACTTAATTCATTTTCAATGGCTGGCAATGCAGCTTCAAAAGATGTTTAAAATATAGATTTTATCTTGACTTTTAGAGCATTTAGATTTATTATATTTATAGAGTGAGTCGATAAATGATAAATCAAAATGCTTCCCCTGTTATCCAACCAAACCTTCCTTTTGACTCACTCTCTCAAGGTAAGGGGCAGGGGAAGCTTTATAAAAATAAAGATTGGCTTTATCAACAATATATAATTAAAGAAAATTCATTAAGCGAAATTGGATTGATGTGTAAAGCTAGTCAAGCGACTATTAGGAATTGGTTATTGAAGTACAATATAGAATTAAGATCATGCAAAGAAAGTAAAAACACTGCAAAAGCAAGAGCAAGGATTTCTACAAATGCAAAAGAAAATTGGGTTAAACACAGGGAAAAATATAATGCTATTGCCGAGGCACGCAAAAAAAGAAGCAGGATAATTAAAAACTGTAAAAATTGCGGAAAAGAATTTTGGGCATATAAAAGCAAGATTGGAAAACAATATTTTTGTAATAACAAATGTAGATATGAATTTATGAGGGGTAAAAATGCCCCCAAGCCTTTTAGTCAAATAAAGCATAGATGTGAGATATGCAATAAAGAATTTTATGTTTCTAATTATACAGATAAAAAAGGTTTAGGAAGATTTTGTTCTCAATCATGCATGGTAAAATGGCGTTCAAAAATGTGGGACGGGAGAACTCATCCAAGTTATAAGCCAGAATCTCATAAAAAATACGAATGTTCATATTGTGGCAAAACTTTTGAAACTAAAATAGATAAAAGAAGCTATAAAAAACATTATTGCTCAAGGGAATGTAAAGATAAAGCCTTGATTAAAAATGTAACAAAAAAATGTCTTAATTGTGGGGAAAAAGTTATATTAAGGCCATTTGAAATTGAAATTTATAAAAATATGATTTTTTGTTCTAAAAAATGCAGAAGAGAATATAAATTAAAAAATTATCTGATTTTTTTAACTGAAAAAGAAAAAAGATCGTATTTATCAAAAGGTAGAATATTAAAATATTGTAAAATTTGTGGCAAAAAATTTTATATGAAACCATCTGATTTAAAATATAATAGAGGAATATATTGTTCAAAAATTTGTGCTTACATTGGAACAAAAAAGCGTTGGGAAAATAAAGAATTTGCAAAGCGTGTATTAAAAGCACAAAGAAGGGGAGCGGAGATAAGACCCACAAAGCCAGAGAAACTTTTTGATGAAATAACTCATACTAATATTTATTATACAGGAAATGGAGAATTTTGGATTTCTTTTAAAAATGGCAGGCATAAAAATCCTGATTTTAAAGTAGCAGGGCAAAGAAAGGTAATAGAGATTTTTGGGGATTATTGGCATAAGGGAGAAAATCCACAAGATTTAATAAATTTATATAAACAAACAGATTTTAAATGTTTAATATTTTGGGAACATGAGATTTATAATGATTTAGATAACGTATTAAAAAGGGTAGATAATTTTATTAGCACTTGACAATCAAGGTATTTTCATTTAGATTATAAGTAACAATTTGATTAAAGCCTGAAGCTGGAAGTCGAAACCTTCAGGGTTTGCGAACGTTTTTAAAGGCGTTCAAGGCTTGTTTATGCAAATGAGTCTTGGTTCAAGGCTTGTTTATGCAAATGAGTCTTGGACGCCTTTTTTTTATTTAAGGGGGTTCAAAAGAATTAAAATATTTTGGAGGCTTTGATATGGCAAAACGTCGCTTGTATGATTTGGATATCAGCGAAGTGAGTATTGTAGATTTTGGAGCTAACAAAAAGAAAAAATACAATTTTTTGAAGAGGAGTAATAAAATGAAAGAATTACTTGAAGTATTAAAAAAGATATTGGGCGATGAGGAAATTAATGACGAATCTGTCGAGAAGATTAAGGGGCTTCCTGAAGATAATGTCGAAAGTCTCAGGAAGGCACTTGATGAAATACGCACTTGACGAAGCATTCTTATCGCTTGCTAAAAGTGCAACCTATGATTATCCCGTCAAAGAATCTGAGCTTGATTTTGAGGACGTTGAAAAGGCCGGGGCTTCTCTATCGAAGGCAACCGTGGCACAGCTCAAAAAGATTCAGGAGATAATCGAAAAGCTTATAGGTGAAAAGACTAAGAAGCTCAAAAAGAAAGATGGCGAAGAGATAGAAATTCCAGAAGAGATTCAGAAACGTCTTGATAAGCTGGATAAAATTGAAAAGGAAGCTAAGGAAAAAGCAGAAAAGGAAGCTAAAGAGAAGGCTGAGAAAGAAGAAAAGGAAAAAGCTGAATTGCTGAAAAGGATCGAAAAGCTTGAGAAAAAGAAAGGGACAAAAAAGAGCATCGATGGTCAGGACAATGACGCTGGCGATGAAGATGATGAGGAAGACAAATTCCCATCAATTCCCATAGTGAGCTAAAAAAATATTAATTGGAGGATTAAACAATGAAAGATGCAAAGAAATTGCTCGAAAAGAAAAAAATCGAGAAGTATAACCTGATATCCTTGCCAACTATTGATCTGCCGCCAGAGGAAGCCGATAAGTTTATCGATTGCATAGTTGATGAATCTGTAATGAAAAATTATGCCCGGATAGTTAAAATGAAAAAACCTCAGAAGCGGATAAGACATTTAGGTTTTGGCGATGGTCATTTCCTGTATCCTGCTGAGAATTTCGATGAGAGTGATTATAAAAAACAATGGTCACACAATCTCATTACTTTGACTGCTGTTAAATTCAGAGGCTGCGCTCCTGTTTATGATGATGATCTTGAGGAAGGGCTTGAAGGGGCTGCTTATAAGAATCACCTAATGTCAATAATTGCAAGGCAAACTGCTAATGAGTTGGAATATGCCGCCTATATGGGCGATACGCATAATTACAATACCTGGTGTGATGATCGGATTGAGAGCAAACTGGACGGCTGGCGTTATATTATAAATAACAGCCAGGTCGGGGATACTTATTATAATTCAGTCTGCGGGGCTGCTCATATCAAGAGCGCCTGTTTATGCGAGAGTGGGGATGATTGCGCAAGTGGAGATGAGGATCCAAGTGCTCATTTTGAATTAGCAGGGATGATTGCTGAACAGCACACAAGCGCACCATATAATCTGGAGATTAAATATGGACAGATGCTAAAGAATATGCCCTCAAAGTACAAGGCAAACACAGGGCTGAAGAATATGGTATTCCTAAACTCTGATCTAGTAACTCAGGATTATTTAATGGCTTTAGAAGCCAGGGGAACAGCTCTTGGAGATAGGGCAATCACAGATGGTGATATAACTAAGTATCATAAAGTTCCTATTATCGATGTCCCGCTTATGCCTACTGCCCTGGGAACCGCTCCTGATTATGGTATAGTTGGGGCTGGTGAATATACGGATGCTATATTGACTCCGAAAAATAACTTGATTATCGGAATCCAGAAGGATATTAAAATTGAACCTCAGAGAAGTGCTGCTGATGAATGCACGTATTATTTCTATACCATGAAAATTGCAGTTCAAATTGAAAATGTTAATGCTATTGTATTCCTGAAATGCCTGGAGCATAAATGTTAGCAATCGTTACTAATTTTGGAAGACCTAGGGTTTTTCCTTGTAGCCAAGGTAATCTCTGGTTAAATATGCTGGCGCCCATAGAGGTTAGAAATCCAAAAGTAATTAAAGAATTGCAGAAATAGAACGCAGAGATATCCAACTGAAAATCGAGATAATTAAAGACCCATTATATCCTGGGAAAAAGGTAGAAAAAGAGATTAAAACAGAAGCGCAATACATGGATTTTGATGAGTTTAAGATGGATTATTCACAGTTCAAAATACAGCAGCTGCGATCTATGGCCGGGGCAAAAGGAATTAAAGGGACTTTCAAAATGACAAAAAAATTATTGATTGAAAAATTGGAGGAAAAAGATGGAATATCCAAAAGTATTAGATAATGACGATGCTCATCAGCCTGAATTGTTATGGCGTGACTTCAGAATGCACAATCTTCATATTCAGCATGATAAAATGTTGTATCTGAAAGATGTTATCGATATCATTGACGCTCATCGTTTTGTAGATGATTTCTGCAATCTTCCCGATGTAACCTATGAGTGGGATCTGCTTGAATCACCTGGAACATCTGGAGTTGACGCAATAGCGTGCGCCGATGAGGTTAATGGTGTATTGGAGCTTGTAACCGAGGGCGATGATGATGATAATGGCGAACTTGTGCAACAGTGTGAATGCTGGAAACTTGTAGATTGCTATCCGTTATATACGGAGTTGAGATTTAAGCTCTCAGATGCAGAACAAACTGATTTCTGGTTTGGGCTTATAACCGGAACAGCCGGATGGTTCGCAGGGCCGCCTAATGATTATGTTGTATTCAATAAAGATGATGGGGATAATAACCTTGATTTTGTAAACGCTACAAATGCAGCCGGAAATGATACTGATACCGGAATTGATCTTGTAGACGATACCTGGTATAGAATAGCTTTCCATTGGGACGGGGACGGGACAATTCGCTGGTTCGTTATCCAGGATGGTGACTTCCCGCAGACAGTTCTTGCAACCGGAACGGTTACGACAAGTATAGTTCAAGATGAGGAGCTGACCCTTGGATTCGGTATCCAAGCAGGAGAAGCAGCAGCTAAAACACTTAGTGTTGATTATATTAAATGTGTGCAGATGCGGGTTATTGAGTAATGAAAAGGTATATAATTCCAAGAGTAGCTCATTGTTCGACTGGATGTTAATTCTGGGGCTGTAGGTTTTACGGCTTGCAGCCCCAATTTACTTTTATTTAAGGAGTCAACCATGCCTGCATCAGGTACTTATTGTGGGGATTATATTTGCTCCTCAGATATCGATAATTTTCCTAGTGGATCGGATTATGATGATTGGAAAGCCATAATCGATAAAGTCGAACAGCTAATCGATAAAACCTGTCATACCCATTTCGGGGGCGAAGCGTTTGATATCAAGCTTAACGGAAATGATAAAAATCGCCTGTTTATCCCGCTTAAATCTGATATAATCACAGTAACATATGTAGCTGTATCTTGTATCGAAATGCCTTCGTCATGGTATACCTGGGATGAGCATTCAATCTTTTTAGACCCCTGTGTTTCCGGTGCCGGCTATACTTTTGATCCGGAGCTTATATTTATTCTTTCTGCCAGCTATGAGCGGGGAATCTTTCCCAGAGGTTATGATAACATATGGGTTAAAGGTACTTATGGTAGCGAGGGGGACGTGCCAGAGGCGATAAAACAGGCTGCTATTATACTGGCAAAATGGGAGAATGATCCAACGCTATATACAAATATTTCCTTTAAAAAATCTGAGAAAATAGGAGATTATTCCTATACCAACCTGGCGGGCTCACAGAGCGAGATTTTAACGGGCATTCTTGAGGCTGATCAATTCCTGCGACTCTATGTGAAAAGAAAGCCGATTATAATGGCTCCCTAATATGGCGGAATATGTTTCACGATCATATGTTTCACGATCAAAAAAATTCAGCAATCATTTTTTAATCGAAGTCCTTCCTGATAATAGCTGGAAAGATGAGGACTGTTACATCATAGGTGGCGGCCCGAGCCTTAAGCGATTTAACTGGTCTTTACTCAAGGGTAAAAAAACAATAGGGATAAATAGGGTATATGAAAAATTCGATCCGTCTATTATTTTCTCGATGGACACCCGTACAATCCGATGGATTTTAGAAGGAAATTATGGCCAGGAAGCAAAGGATAAATTTCTTAAATCTAAAGCCTATAGAGCCTGGCTTTGTACTTATATTTGTAGACTTCCGGCAAATATATTTATAATACCCGTATATATCAACTATTCAAGAGGCTTTAAAGCCTTTCCTTTAACCATGAGGGACGGTATAGGTCATGGTAACAACTCCGGTTATGGGGCTATAAACCTGGCCGTCTGTCTGGGAGTTAAGCGGATATATCTTCTTGGCTTTGATATGAAAATCAATAAATCTGAGACCCATTGGCATAACGGTCATTATGAGGGCGGGAAGAGGATTTGGATGAAACAGAGCGTGCTGGAGGGATTTAAACAATACTTTAAACATGCAGCAAATGAGATTAAAAGAAAAACAAATGTTGAGGTTATTAATTTAAATCCTGATTCAGGGCTTGATTGTTTCCCTAAAAAAGATTATAAGATAAGGAAGTATTAAAATGAAAAAAGGTAAAATATGGGGAACTACTGAATTATTATTTTGCAATAAAAATGTTGCTGTGCATATTCTTGATATTAAAAAAGATGGTTATTGCTCTAAACATCTACATCATTGTAAATCAAATATATTCTATATCATATCTGGAAATTTAAAATTGAGCGTCTGGACAGCAGAGGGAATAAGAGACGATACGGTATTATGGCAGGGAGAGCAGACGGAAATCAAGCCAGGAATTTATCATCAATTTAAAGCATTAACTCAGGTTGTATGCCTTGAAATATACGAGATTAAATTCAGAGGCGAGGATATTGAAAGAGAAACAGTTGGAGGGATTGAGAAGTGAAAGATAAAATTGAGATTATAACCGCTATCACTCCAACAGGCGATAGACCACTACCTTTTACACTTTGCCAATATTGGATGAGCAAGCAAACTTTGAAAATAGATCAATGGATTGTAGTTGATGATGGGAAAATTCCCACTGAGCCTAAAGTTGGGATGGAATATATAAGACGGGAACCGCAGCCGGATGATCCAGAGCGTACTTTAATTGAAAATCTTAGGGCTGCGATACCTTATATAAGAGGAAATAAGATTTTAATTATTGAGGATGATGAATATTATGCTCCTGGCTATGTAGAGGAAATATCATCACGACTTAATCATCATGAAATCGTAGGCATTGGTCGAAGTAAATATTATCATCTACCATCTGGTTATTTTGCTCACCTTGCAAATACACATCAATCTTCACTTGCGGAGATGGCATTCAGTAGAACTTTTTTATCAGAATTCAGGAACTTTTTAACCGGAAATCTATATCTTGATATGAGAATCTGGAGAGCAGTTGATCGAAGAAGGGCACATTTATTTTTTGATGATAAAAAACCATTGCACGTTGGTATGAAAGGCATGCCAGGCCGGCATGGTATAGGTGGCGGACACGATACAAATCATCGTATTTATCGAAATAGAACTAGGGATGAATCAAGAGCGGTCTTGAAAAAATGGATACCAAACGAGGAAGATTATAATAT